TGATGTTGAATTAACCGCAAGCCAAACATCAAAACCCACCAAACAAGTCAACATCCCCAGGGCATTTGCGTCCTTTAGCTGATGACTATAAAAGAGAGCTATAAAATTGCCGCAAGACGATCGTTTGCTGGTAGCACTGGGTCTTTAATCCGCGAGAAACCAGCACTAATTTTTAAGAAAGGTAACTATGTTTACATCAGAATTAGGTGATCGATTAGTGGGTTATACTTGTTTGTTTACAGCAGGATTCCTTTTGGCACTTTATATCTTATAAGGAGATAATATGGCTATATACGATCCAGCAGATGATGCTCGCTTAGAGCAGGACAAACCCAAGACACGTATCGTGGCTTGGAGTATTTCAGCAGTGTGGGACAACGGTGAAACGGAACAGATCATAGACATTCCAGATGACGTGGCTATGACTGTGGATGAGTGGTTGACAGAAGTAGAAGAAGAACAGAACGAATTCAGTGGTGAGGGGATATAATTATGTTATTTACAATGCGTGGTAGATTCGCTAACAAACGGATATTCAATCCTAAAGACTTAGAAGACCTAAAGGCCTATAAGTATTTCTTAAAACACAATAATTGGGGTAAAAATGGTTGCCCGTTTGAGCTTGAGTGGCCATGGATCAGCATGCCCTATATGATCGCACACAAGATAGCAGAACACACAGTAAAATCAGTTTAGGTAGTTCGCGCTGAGGGCAGGTTTTATTCCTTTTTCCTGCCCTTTCTTTTGGCTATAAATACCATATGGCCAGCTATTCTATAAACGCTAACTCTGTTAGCCAATCAACTCCAGTCCTAGCCCGTGGACCCGTTACCATCACAGCCCAAACCAGTGTATTTTGGCGTGTGGGCGAAAATCCCATCGCTGACGATCATTGTGCTCTGCTACGTGCAGGCTCTAGCCTACAGCTACGTATACCTGTCAAGTGTTCGAAAATAGCTTTCCTAGCAGTCAAAGAATCAGGATGGGTCACTGTGCATGAAGTCAACGGAACCAAGGCCAGTTGTTCGGCTAAAAGTTGATAAATAACTTAAATATTCCAGGGATTTTACGATGGCAACACAATTACTAATTTCAGTAGCCGGTGCAAGCACAGCAAGTGCGGCCCTAGTTAGCACCAGAGTTAAAGTAGTCAGCAACGTGGCCTGCTATTATGCAATAGGCACAGCACCAGTGGCTTATACTACAGGCAACTGCCAACTGCTACCAGCTAACACCGTGCGTGACATTATCGTAGGTGAAGGCTCATATACCAGCACTTGGACACAGTTAGGCAACGTAGTAACCAGCACTTCAAGTCCAAAGATTGCATTTATCACTTCAACAGCTACCACAGCTGGAGTCACAGTTACGGATGTAGGCACTGTAGATTTTGCTAGAATCGCTGACTAGAGAACGATAAAATGGGAGTTCAAAACCCTAATTCGACTAGTTACGTTCATCCAGACGAACCCAATCTACTAAATCTCCATAAGTCCATGGAGTATAACAATCTAGGGCAACCCGTCCTACGTGTTATGGCCAGTTTTGGCGGAGGGTATGGCAACACCGCATATAATAATAATCCAGCTACAGACGCATTTGGACGATTAAGAATTAGCGAACCTTTTACCTTATTCGACAGTAAATTCGACTATCAGGACAACGGCAAGTTCAGCAACATCACAGCCACAGGTGGCACTATCACAGCAGATGCGGCCAATAGTGCTGTAAATCTCGGAGTGACTACAACAAGCGGTAGCAAGGTCTATAGAGAAAGTTATCGCGTGATGCCTTATCAACCAGGTAAAAGCCTACAGACTATGTTGACCTTTACCATGGAATCACCCAAAGCCAATCTACGTATGCGTGTTGGAAATTTTGGTATCAACGATGGAATATATTTCCAAAGCAATAGCGCAGTCAGCAGTATAGTTTTAAGATCTAACAGTTCCGGCACGGTATCTGACAATGCTAACCCTAGTGGCATGAGTTTAAATTCAGCCAAAAGCCAGATATTCTGGAATGATATCGAATGGTTGGGAGTTGGTAGTGTCAGATCAGGTTTTGTTATAAATGGTCAGTTTGTAATATGCCATGTGTTCCATCATGCGAACATGATCAATGGAACTTACATGACACGTGCTACATTACCTGTTAGATATGAAATAGAAAATCTAGGCACGACCACAGGTAATTCTAAACTTAAACAGATCTGTGCGACAGTGGTAAGTGAAGGCGGATATCAACAACGCACACGCCCAAGGACTATCAGCAGGACCACTGCTATAGTGGCTAATCTTACCAGCACCGGCACTTGGAGTCCTATCTGCAGCATTAGACTAAGGGCAGGACATGAAGATGCTGTGGCCTTACCGGGTAAAGTTTATGTAGTAGGTGATGGTAACTCCAGCATATACGAATGGGCATTAATACGTAATGCTGTAGTAGGTGGAGGCCTTTGGCAGGTGCATCCAGATGATCCTAACATAGAATTCAATGCCAACGCCAACAGTTTAAGTGGAACATACAGCGTAGAAAACTCAGCCATGTTCACCAGCACCAACCAAAGCAGTCCGGGCAGTGGTGAAGAAGTAAATTACAATTTTGAACAACAGCTGGGCCGAGATCAGACTCCAACCAGCGATACACTTACCCTAGCAGTCCGAGCACACGTTATTTCAGGTGGCGGCGGAAACTGCTATGGTAGCCTACAATTCTTCAATCTTTTCTAGTCAAATACACGGTTTTAAATAGAATAGTTTCGTTAACTATAGCTTACAGTGATAAATAAAACAAAGAGAGCTTATTTGCCAGTTTGCAGATAAGGATATGTTGAGAATGAAAACCGCAGAAATCTTACGTAAACTAGCAGACGTTATCGATCAACACAGTGATGACAGTCGTCCCGCAAATTCAGTGCCACACGCAGAACTAGCACCAGTTGAAGTTGATCACACAGACAATACAGAAACAACAACGTTCGTGGCACCCCTACAGGCCAAACTTGAACTGCTGAAAAAATCAGTGGGCGTAGACAGCGTCTATGATCAAGAACAGGGCTGTGGCTGTGGATGTGACCCATGTGAATGTGGCCCAGACGAATTAGAACTAATCAAAAGTCGTGCAGGAGTTCCAGTAGCAGCCGTTCAAGAAATGGCAGATGATGAACCCCTTGAAGGCTAATCATGTCAGTATATGAGTTCTTTACCAGCAGGAACAACGGTGCTAATGTTGCCACATTCGTAGGGCAAGCAGGACGTTTATTCTACGATGGCACCAATGGCGTCATCAAACTAAGTGATGGCACTACACCTGGTGGCACATTTATCCCCTACAACATCGCAACAACAACAACCATAGGTGGTATCAAAGCAGGTGCTGGTGCTAACGTAGCAGCTGATGGTACCTTGACTATCGACACAGCAGGCATCACAGTTACGGATGTAGGCACAGTTGACTTCTCAAGGATAGCAGATTAATATGAAAGCCGCAGAAATCTTACGTAAACTAGCAGACGTTATCGATTGAACTGGTCGGTAACATACATTTCCATACTACAGCAGACCCAAGTGCTATTCCATTCTTCACCGCAGGTAGCGATGGACAGATACAGATACTAGTGCCAGCTGCGGATCCTGCGGCAGGTGCTGTAAAAATCGTAGGTAGTTCAACTGGTGGAGTGATTCCTCCATTGAATACTGGTGTGATGCTACAGCTGACTGGCAATACCAACGATCCAAGTAGATTGTATAACGACGCTGTCAACAACTTTTCTGCCTACGTTGGTCGTAGACTGAATGGCACCCTTGCTAGCCCAACGGCCATCCAAGCAGGTGATGAAATAATCCGTATCTCGAGCACAGGGCATAATGGCATTAGTGTGCCGGGCACTGGTAGTGCTCGTATCTTGTATCAAGCGATCGAAAACTATACCCCAACAGCAGTGGGCACGAATATCAGCATTTGGACTACTGCCATAGGTAGTAATGTCCTAACCAAGACAGCTACATTTGCAGCGGCAAGTGGTATTACAGTAGACAAAGCCACGGTTACAGGCAACCTGACAGTTGGTGGTAGTATCATTGGTAATGCTGTGGCAACTGTCGCTACCTTAGGCAGTGCTACTATCACGGGAAATGTTTCCGCAGGTAATGTAACTGTTAACACCAATGGCACGCTTACTACTCCTAGAATTATCTACAGTGGAACTGGTGTAAGGGTCATACAAGATGGTATTTACGCTAATCTACAGTTTGGTGTGGACAGTATAGTCCATCAGTTTAATCCAAGTGGTGATGTCATAGTTAGTGTAAACAGTTATGCCGCTGGAGCACAGATCACATTGATCATCAGCATGGATACCAGACGCACCATTAACTTTGGTGTTGCGGCGCCCCGTAATTCAACAACTGGTGCCACTAGTATAGCAAGCACATCTTTAGTTAATAACCAATGCGTTCAGCTAACCTATACATGTATTGATGGCACCGCGGCCAATACCTACGTGGCGGTTTCTAGAGTTTAATCAAACAGCTTGACAATCAATATCTTTTAAGTTTATAATAGGGATAGACCCTATAAATATTATACTATGATCTTTGGTTACGTATTACTTCTAATTGCGCTGACTATATCAGCAGTAGCGGCCTTCTACAGTATCGCTGGGCTTACTGCTATATTCGCCGCGGCATTCTGGCCAATAGTCATCATGGGCGGTGTGCTTGAACTTGGTAAAGTAGTTACCACAGTTTGGTTACACAAATACTGGGATCGTGCGGCCTTACAGTTCAAACTATATCTGGTTCCAGCTATCGCTATCCTTATGTTGATTACCTCAATGGGTATATTTGGATTCCTATCAAAAGCACACTTAGATCAGGCAGTGCCCGCAGGTGATATCAGTAGCCAAGTGCAGATATTTGATGACAAGATCAAAACAGAGCGTGATAATATTGAAGCGGCCCGTAAAGCACTCAAGCAAATGGACGCACAGGTTGATGAAAAACTATCAAGAACAACAGATGACAAGGGAGCAGAACGTGCAGTCCAAATCCGTAGATCACAATCTAAAGAGAGAACCACGCTACAAAACGAAATAGCCACTGCGCAGAAAAAGATTTCAGCACTACAAGAACAACGTGCTCCTATCGCTAGCCAAGCACGTAAAGTAGAAGCAGAAGTTGGTCCTATCAAGTATATCGCCGCACTGATCTATGGTGACAATCCAGATGCAGGTTTATTAGAAAAAGCCGTGCGTTGGGTAATCATCTTGATCGTTTTGGTATTTGATCCCCTAGCACTTGTGTTAATACTAGCCGCTGATCAGACATTTGAGTGGCATCGTCCACGTAAGCGTTTACCAATCGATCATGAACAAGAACAACACCCAGGGTGGAAACAGCAATGGATACCTACTACCGAAGATCCATGGCATGATATCGAGCCCCTGACTGAAGAACAGCTAGACAAAATCAAGCAGGAATCAGGCGTAGACCAAACCAGCGATTTAAAAGAGTTAGATATACCTGTGCTTGAAGGTGAAGAAACACAGGCTCAACGCCTAATAGATGAAGCTGAAGCTAAGAATCAAACACTCACACGCGAACTTGAGGCAGTGAAAGCAGTCGCTGAAAACCTAAAAAAAAAGTTCGTGAACTTATTAACCAACCCCCTAAAGAAAAAATAGTAACGCAGGAAGTCATCAAGGAAGTTCCTGTAGAAATAATCAAAGAAGTCATAGTAGAACGTCCAGTTGAAGTAATAAAAGAAGTTCCAGTAGAGATAATCAAAGAAGTCATAGTAGAACGTCCAGTTGAAGTAATCAAAGAAGTCTATATCGAACGTCCTATCCCGGCACCACAACCCGTCGTAGAATTACCAACTGCTGATATTCCATATGCTGACCCACCACCTTTACGTGGTCGTCCAGCACCAGCCACAGACGAAGAACCTATAAATCCCATACCTAAAGCGGTAGTTATAAATGAAAATCCTAATCAGATAGTAATACCAGACTTTAGTATCAATGCAGAATCAACTACACCAGTTAATGCGGGATTTGGCACTAGTTTTCCCACAAATCCCGTCAAAGGTGACATGTATCTGCGTGTAGATTATCTACCCAGTCGCTTATACAAGTGGAATGAAAAGAAATGGATAGAAGTAGACAAATCCAAGACTGATAGCTTTGCCTACGATCGTGCATATATACAACATCTAATAGAAAAGATTGACAGTGGAGAGTATGACATCGATCTACTCACAGACACTGAACGTGATCAAATCAAGGAGTATTTAAATGACCAATCAAAATAGCAGATTTATTACCTATCCCAGCACAGTAGATAAGGTGCGCAAAACTGTGATGATAATAGATATCAAACCAGCAGATTTTATCGTGCTTAACGAATTCCTACAAAAATCAACTAACGATTTTGATGTCTACTTGTATGACGGTGAATCACATGATTTGGAATGGTTAAATCACGTTACCAAAGACTGCGACCATGTGCTGATAGATGACACCAGCCAAGTAAGGATCACACCAGAATCTACCAATGTCCGATATGGAATTGGATTAGAATATCAGACTCCCTATAGTTACTTTACCAAACTGATTGACACTATTGATGCAGTTAGTGTATAATTACATAAATAATATACTAATATAATCAAGGAAAGGATTGGATGGCATTTGAAAATTCATTAAAAGGCAGCACAGTTTACGTCCGCAACGATAACGTTGAACAGGCTATGCGCAAATTCAAAAAGAAGATGCAGGACAGTGGTTTACTACAGGATCTACGTGATCGTGAATTTTATGAAAAACCAACTGCATTACGTAAACGCAAAGCCAGCGCAGCCAAAAACCGTTGGAAAAAGAAACTACAAAGCCAACAGTTGCCCAAAAAATTATATTAGTATATTATAGATTTTTGCAGTAATAAATAATTGTATAGAGTGCCTGACTAGGGCTCTATAATTTTAGATCTTGCTTAATAAAGGAGAAACTATATGTCTAAGATCATCGGTATCGACTTAGGAACCACCAACTCATGCGTGGCTATCCTAGAAAACAACAAACCCAAAGTAATCGAAAACAATGAGGGTGCTCGAACCACACCCAGTATCGTCGCCTATGGTGACGAGATCCTAGTTGGTGCACCAGCTAAACGCCAAGCAGTTACTAACCCAAAGAAAACTATCTATGCGGCCAAGCGCCTAATTGGTCGTAAGTTTGAAGAAAAAGACCGCGGAAGACTATCTAGGTCATGAAGTCACACAGGCAGTTATCACTGTTCCAGCTTACTTCAACGATGCACAACGCCAAGCTACTAAAGACGCAGGTAAGATTGCAGGCCTAGAAGTCCTACGTATCATCAACGAGCCAACAGCGGCCGCTCTGGCATTTGGTATGGACAAGCAAGAAAAGCGTGATCGTAAGATTGCTGTATATGACCTAGGTGGTGGAACATTTGATATCAGTATTATTGAAATTAGCAACATCGATGGTGAACATCAATTTGAAGTATTGTCTACCAACGGTGACACATTCTTGGGCGGTGAAGATTTCGATCAACGCCTAATGGACTACATCATTGATGAATTCATGAAAGAAAGTGGTGTTGATCTAAGCAAAGATGTATTGGCCTTACAACGCCTTAAAGAATCAGCTGAAAAAGCCAAGATTGAACTGTCAAGTTCTGCTCAGACTACTGTAAACTTACCATATGTTACTGCCGATGCCACAGGTCCTAAACACCTAAATGTAAACATCACACGTGCTAAGTTTGAATCATTAGTAGAAGAATTAATCACTCGATCAATTGAACCATGTAAAACTGCTCTCAAAGATGCAGGTATTAGTGCCGCTGATATTAGTGATGTGATCTTAGTTGGTGGCCAGACACGCATGCCAAAAGTGCAGGAAGCAGTCAAAGAATTGTTTGGACGTGAGCCACGTAAAGATGTTAACCCAGATGAAGCAGTGGCAGTTGGTGCGGCTATCCAAGGTGCTGTGCTAGCAGGCGATAAAACTGACGTTCTATTATTAGATGTGACTCCCTTATCATTGGGTATCGAAACAGTTGGCGGTGTGTTCACTAAACTAATCAAGAAAAACACAACTATTCCTACCAAGGTCAGCCAAACGTTCTCAACAGCTGATGACAATCAACCAGCTGTGACAGTTAATATCGCACAAGGTGAGCGTGAGTTTATCAAGGACAACAAGAAACTTGGCGAATTTAATCTTGAGGGCATTGAACCTGCACCACGTGGTGTTCCAGCTATCGAGATCACATTGGATATTGATGCTAATGGTATCTTGAAGGTAACTGCTCGAGACAAGAAAACTGGCAAAGAAAATAAAGTTACTATCAAGGCTAATTCAGGACTTACAGAAGATGAGATCGAAAAAATGGTCCAAGACGCCGAAGCCAATGCCGAAGCTGATAAGAAAGCACGTGCATTAGTTGACAGCCGCAATCAAGCTGATCAACAGATCCACAGCGTTAATAAGAATCTAAAAGAGTATGGTGATAAGATCACAGCTGAAGAAAAGGCCAAGATCGAAGAAGAGATTAAAGCACTTGAAACTGCTAAAGAAGGTGAAGACATCACTGCTATCACTGATCAATTGGTTAAAGTGCAAGAAGCATCAGCACCATTATTCAAAGTGTTCCAAGAAGCAGAATCTGCTAAATCCGCAGAAGTGCAACCAGGAGCAGAACAGGATTCAGCTAAACCAGACAATGTAGTTGATGCTGAGTTTACTGAAGTTAAGAAGGATGCCGAATAAGGGTCCTTCCGTTATTTTTGCTTAATTAAGGAGAATAAGCTATGAAACAAGTATATGTAAATTCGTTAGATATTCCAACGCTACAGAGATTTGCAGTTGGGTTTGACCGCATGTTTGATGAACTGGCTCGCACAGCAGGATCATTGAATGCTACAAATTATCCACCCTACAATATTATTCGTCGAGGTGAAACAGAGTATGCTATTGAAGTTGCAGTAGCAGGTTTCGAAGAAAAAGAACTTGACGTTGAAGTAGTTAACAATGAACTAGTTATCTCGGGTAATAAAGCCATAGAAGCAGATGGTGAATATTTATATCAAGGTATCGCCGGTCGCAACTTTAATCGCACATTTGCTCTATTTGAAAATGTAGAAGTCAAAGGTGCACAGGTCAAGAATGGTATCTTAACTGTTACTTTGGAACACATCATTCCAGAGTCAGCTAAACCAAAAAAGATTGCAATTACCTTTCAGAAGTAGTATAATTAATAGTGTGGGCAGTAGAAATACTGCCCTGCTATTCTAATAATAATGTCAATA